TTCCGCCATCGACAACTTCCTTGACATGTTTCTCGACAACGAGCCACAGTTCAGGGGCATCGCAGCCTTCCACAAGGAAAAGAGGGCCGTGGCGCCAGAACCCACTCCAGAGCCCGAACCGGCGCCCGAACCGGAGCCCGAACCATTGCGAGTACGGATTGCCGAAGACTACAGGCGGGGCGAGCCGCGCGAGGCATGCTCAGTCAACTGGGACGGTAAGCCGGTTAGCACACCAGACTGCGGGTGGCTCGGAGCGCAGGGAGGCTGGGTCCACTCCGGCGCCTGCAACCAGAGGCAGAGGCGGCATCGCACTCAGACCAACTCATGAACCTATTGGTTGAGGCCGCAGTCGAATATCTCAACCTCGGCCTGAGTGTCATCGCGCTTACCGGTAAGACTCCGAACGTCCGGGTCCACAAGGCCGGGCTCCATCAGGCCCTGTCCGGAGCGCCCGACCCGGCCGACATCGAGGGCGTCCTGCGCGACGTCTTCGAGCACCCGGATACGACCGGCATCGCCATCGTCATCTCCTACCCGTACGTGGTCGTTGACATAGACGGGCCGGACGGGGCCGACCAGTGGGGTGACCTGCTCGGTCCAGAGCTGCTGGCCGAGGAGCTGGTCGGGGACACGCTGACGTGGGTCGCCCAGACCGGGCGAGGCCTGCACCTCTGGTTCGGCTCGTCCCAGCCCACGGGTACCATCAAGCTCGGGCCGAAGCTCGACCTGAAGGGGCAGGGCGGCTACGTCGCCGTCCCGCCGAGCCGCCACCCGGACGGCGGCACGTACAAGTGGCTCATTGCGCCGAGCGCGACGGTGCCTCCGAAGGAGGTGCCAGAGCCGCTGCGAGAGCGCATCGAAAACCATGTCTTCGACCTGAAGGGCAAACTGGACGCCCGCGACATCCGTCGCCACGCATGGGGTCCCAAGTACGTCGAGGGCGACAAGACCTTCTTCGCTCAGGCGAACCACGACGCACTGGTCGATGGCATGGCGAAGGCCGAGGGCGGGAACCGGAACAACTACCTGCACTGGGCGGCGGCTACCCTGAATGAAGAGGGCGGCAGCGACGAGGAGTTCGAGCGCCTTGCGGAGGTGGCGCTCGCCGCCGGGCTCGACAAGGTCGAGGTCAAGCGCACCATCAGGTCGGCACGGAGGTCCAATGTCTGAGGAGGAGTTCGACGAAGAGCCGAAGGAAGAGTCATCGACAGGCATCGGGCCCGAGGACTACCGGCAGGCCGAGTGGCTGGCCCAGCGCCTCCAACTGAAGTGGCGCTTCGACCACACAACGGGCAAGTGGCTGCACTTCAACGGCTCCCGGTGGGCGCCCGACCAGACCAACGCCGTCCACCTCCAAATCCACAAGGTGGCTAGCCAGACGCTGAAGTCCTACGGCATCGGTGGCGAGGAGCAGAAGCGCCTGTTCTCGCTGATGCAGTGGCCGACACAGGAGCGCGTCCTGAAGGCGCTTGCGACAATCCCGGGCTACGGGACGAACGGCGACGAGTGGGACTCGGACCCGTTCCTGCTGGGCGTGAAGAACGGGGTCGTGGACCTTCGCGAGAACCGGCTCATCCCGGCCTCTCCCGAGCAGAACATCACCAAGACCACCGGTCGCCCCTTCGAGGCCATCGCCGGACCTGACGACTTCGAGCGCGTGGCTCCCCGCTTTATGACCTCCATGAAGGAGTGGATGTCGGGCGACGAGGACATGGTGGCGTGGCTCCTGTTCTGGTTCGGGGCGAGCATGTTCGGCTTCAGCCCCGAGCAGCGCTTCCTGCTCATGACCGGCATCGGCCGGAACGGGAAGGGCGCGCTGAAGCACGCCGTCCTGAAGGCGACGGGCGACTACTCGGAGGAGCTGGACGCGAGCCTGTACATGCGGAGCAAGTTCGGCGGTGCCCGCTCGAACGAGGCCCGGGCCGACCTCATCAAGCTGAAGGGAATGCGCATCACGTTCTTCTCGGAGCCCTCGGGCGGGCAGTTCAACGAGGAGCTGCTGAAGGCGCACACGGGGCAGGACCGCATCAGCGCCAGAGCCCTGTACTCGAACAACATCCAGAGCTGGGACCCGACCCATAGCATCAACTTCCTGACCAACAACATGCCCGCCGTCGAGGACGTCGGCCCGTCCATGGGCGAGCGCGTCATGGTGGCCGACTTCCGCGAGTCCTACGAGGGCGACCGGCAGGACCGGCGCCTGTACGGCGCGCTGCAGAAGGAGGCCTCTGGCATCCTCTCCATCCTCGTTTGGGCCGCCAGCATCTGGTACCAGCGCTGGGATGCCAGCAGCGGCGGCCTCATCCTGCCCGAGCGCGTCGTCGAGCAGTCGAAGGACTTCATGGAGCGCAACGACCCGGTCGCGAACTGGCTCAACGAGCGCTGCCGACGCGAGTCCGGCGCCGGTTCCCCGTCGCAGGTGGCGTACGAGTCCTACGCGGAGTGGCACTCCACCTCCAGCGCACCCGGTGAGGTCCTCAGCACCGTCCGCTGGGCCGCCACCCTGCAGAAGAAGGGCTTCCTGAAGAAGAAGACCAAGTTCGGCATGCGCTGGGAGGGCTTTGCGCTGCTTGGCGCCATGGCTCTGGCCGAGCAGGAAGCCGACGAGGACGAGAACCCGTGAGCGAGCGAGAGCAGTGCCCCCATTGCGGCGTCCGGCACCGCACCATCACGGCCGACCAGTGTCTCGACCGCACCATGAGCGAGAAGACCCTGCAGGACCGCGTCGTCGGACGCGCGAAGAGGCGCAACTGGAAGGTCGCGCACGCCGGTAGGGCGTGGGTCGGCGACCGCGAGGCCGGTACGGGCCAGTTCATCACGCCCATGAGCCCCGGATGGCCCGACCTGACCCTCGCGAAGGAGGGCCATCGCCTCATCTTCATCGAGCTGAAGCGCGAAGAGGGCGTCGTAGACGACGAGCAGTGGCTCTGGCTCCGTTTGCTAAACTCGACAGGAAACTATGCCATCATCATCAAGCCCAGCGACCTACGCGAGGGGCGCGTGACCACCATTCTGAACGAGGGAGCCCCACTTGGCAGTTAGGTGCCGCATCTGCGGGGTCCCCGCCCTCCGAGACTACGTTGACGCCGCCCTGAACAAGGGTTTGAGCAACCGTGCCGTCTCTGCGGGCGTCGATGCCATGGGTGGCAGCCTCGACCCCGACGTGGTGGCGCGCCACAAGGCCGGGCACTGGTCGAAGCCGGTCAATCCCGACGCGCCGACACCCACACAGCGGGACCTCGCCATCATGGTCCGCGATAAGGTCGTCGAGGCCATCACGGACATGCCCGGGGAGGGCCTGATGCTCATGGGCGCCGAGCTGGGGCCCTCCCTGAACGCCGGACTGAAGGCACAGGCCATGCTCGACAAGCGCGAGGCCGTCAACAAGAAGCTCGGCATCGCCGCAGGCGCCCTATCGCTGCAGATGTGGCTGGCCGGACTCAACGAGTCCGCTCCGCCGCCCGAGCTAGACGACGGGAACACCATCGAGGGCGAAGCGGCTGAAGTGCCCGAAACGCGCACATGAAGCTCTCGTGGCAGGCACAGGACCGCATCCTAGTCAAGCGCTTTCGGCTAACTCCGGAAGAGTTAGTCGCTGGACAGCAGTTCCGGGCCTTCTGTCGGACGGCTCTCGGCATCGACGTCCACGTAGGGCAGGTGGCCTTCGCCGCCTGCGTTCTGCTCCGGCACCCGGTCACCCCGTACACGGCCAAGTACCTCACGCTCTTCCTGTCATCCGGCAACCGGGCAGGCAAGACGTCCATGCTCGCCATGCTCATCATCTACTGCGTGCTGCGCAAGCTGAACCGGCCCATCCCGGCCAACGAGGAGGAGGCCGCGCGCTGGCTGAAGCTGGAGTACCACTGGTACCACTTCGGCATCAGCCAAGAGGTCGCCGACCTCGTGTTCAACGACATGGTCCGCATCCTCGGCGGCACCCACGAGGGGCAGGAAGGGCGCGGCTGCCCGATGGCGGAAGGCCGCGAGATTGCCGACTGGACATCGAAGGAGTACGGCGACTACCGCTGGATGCGCTTCAGCCCCGAGGTCGGTGGCGCCGAGGTCCACTTCCGGACCACGGGCGAGAAGGCCCTCGGCTCGCTGGGCAAGGACATGCACGGCATCTCGTTCGACGAGGCGGGCATCGAGCGGAACCTCGACTTCCTCATCAAGGAGGTCTTCGGCATGCGGCGGCTCGGCACGGGCGGCCAGCTCATCATGGTCTCCACGCCATCCGAGGACCTCGGCTTCGCGTTCGCCGACAACTGGGCTCTGGGCGACGCTGGCAGCCGCGACCGCAAGGAGTCGTGGCAGTCCATGCGCATGAGCACCCGGGACAACGTCGGCTACGGCATCACCAAGGAC